CCACCACAGCGACACAAGATTTTCTTCTCCGGTGAACTCGGCCGTGGAATCTGCGGTCAAGATTTCGTCACGGAGGAGTATGCTATTTTCGCGAACTGCTTTGATCGCGGCGATTTTAGGTGAGCGGCAAGGATCACCCATCGCTTCTACGTACGTATCGATGGCGATCTGAGCCAAAGATGGCAATCCTTTACGATCTTTGCGGGCTGAGTTTGACATTGTTTGAGCCAGAACAAACTTTCGAAAAGAAGGAGACTCTTTAAGAAGCGTATCGGCTAGTTCTTTGCTAATTTGCATAATGTTATTATATTGGTTTTGAGATTCATATACTTTCCTTACCTTGTTGAATATATTCTAACAAAATATCACAAAAAGTACATAAAAAAGTGCTTGCGTAAGTACCTTAAAACCAATTGGTTACACATTGAGGTGCATTTTGTATGTAAGTGGTTGATAGTCAGGTATTTATACGTTTTTACGGTATTTGAAGTAAATATAAACCATAAAAATGCTTGAAAAACCACTTAAAGCATAATTGCCCAAAAGCCAAAAATCATTGCCGAATCTCAAATAAACGTATCCTGCGGCAGATAGATAACCTACGATTGAAAGAACAAATAAGAGAATGCTAACGTCATTTACTCTTTTTGTTTTGATAGACTTAATAATTTGTGGCCAATAACACGTAACAAAACATAAGTTGTAAGTTATGCCTAGTGCTATTTCAAAGATACTGCTCATAGAGTTCTTTCCAATTGTCTACTCTTCTTACATAAGAATTGCCAATGGCTTCTAAATCAAAGGCGTGATTATATGGTCTATTCATCAAGAACGCGTTTAAACCAAGATTAGATCCGACAATCGCATTTTCTGGCTTATCTTCAATCCAAGGCAAGCCAGAATCCTGATACCTTTTTAATGCCTCGGTTTTATCTTCACCACAACCAATGCAATGAATTCTTTCAAATACTGTAGGTCCAAATACTTTTTTAAGATTTTCTTCTCTTAAGCGAACAGCATAGGGCTCTAAACCAAGTGATGTAATACAATGAAAAACATAACCACGTTCTTCGTGTAATAGCTTTACATATTTGATTGCATCTCCAATAGGAGGAAGAAACCCGATGGCTGCAGATTCATTAAAATGCTCTACTAATATTTTTGCCTTTTCGGCTTTAAGATCATATTGTTCTGCGACGCAATATGAGGTTGCCTGTTTTTTGTATCCTTTTTGTTTCATCCACCATTCAAAGGAATGGACCCATGACAAAAGGACACCGTCAACATCAGTGAGAATTATCATAGTAATACTTAATTTCGTCTTTCAAACGTTGTTCCCATGCTTTACGTTTTTGAATAAAAATAGCAGGCTTTGGATTTTCATCGGCAACCATTATAGTTACCAAGTTGTCGATTCGAATTCCTGTGTGTTCTTCAAACATGATAGCATAAGCACATTCCTGCATGAAGTAGTTTTCGATTTCGTCTTCAGTTTTAATTCTACCCGATGTTTTAAAATCAACAATTGCGATTTCGTTATCATAGTCAGCGATACAATCGACACGCCCTGCCACCTTTAGCTTATCAGAATAAAGCGTCCATTCCTGCATATATACTTTACCAATGTAAGAATCAATCGCCTCTTTTAGAACATTCCAACTAAATTGGATATGAGGCATCTTATCATTCTGTGTTTTGAATATTGTTTCCTCGTTATTGATATAGCGTTCTGCAATGTTATGTACTGACGTTCCTCGACCAGTTGCCCGACGAGTAATTTTATTTGCGTTTTCTTCGCCAATGTCCTTACGCCACTTTGCCCACTTTCCTCGATCACGATAACCCAATACGGTTGTGATTGATGGGTATTCATCACCAAAGGGTGTTATGTACTTTCGCCCAGACTTTTTTGTTTCAGCGGTAAGTTCATCATACCCTAAGTCTAAGGCAACATGTTTAAAAATCTTATTCATTTTAATAATGATTGATTGTGCATCCACTTCCCGATGCTTTTTTGATGCCCTTAAGAACATCATTCCATCCGCTGCCTGCGCGACGGATCGGAGACATTGCACCGTTGTAACTTATTCCAGGAGAAGAAACAAGTCGTACGATTTTACCTCCACATGTAACACAAAGGTCTTCACATGGTTTATCTCGATCATTCATAGGAACATTCATTTCCCATGTTTCATTACATTTTTCACATTTGTATTCGTAAGTCATTTTATTACAAACCATTCTGGTTTTTTGCGTTTTGACCAAGCCATTTTGAAACGGGCTTGTTTTGTTTGATAGAATGCACGATATGATTTGATAGGATCATCGAACATACATTCGGGATTGGACTTCATCGCTAAAGGGAATTTTGTCATTTTAGAATCGCCAATATTCGCTGGGCCCCAATAAAGTTCATCGCGTAGCAATTTATCTGTTTTGTGGACTTTACCATATCGATACGAGTATTCTTCGCACAAAGCATTGAATAACTGCCAATGCCATCGATAGTTTTGAATAGTTTCCATTGTCCATACAGTACATGGGTGATATTTATGAACTGCTTTATAAAGAATATTTTCGCGTTCATCAGGCAAAACATAATACTGTTGCATGGTTTTACCTGAGCTTGATGGTCTACGTTCCGCTTTGCCGTCACACATACGATGAGCAGTTGAAAGCATTTGCGCACTTTCAATAATCATTTTGACGACGTGCTTGTCGCAATGCTGTTGTGCAGCAACTACAGGATCATTATCTAAAACAAAAACATTCATATTTTCTACAAGTATTATACCACAATACTTACGAATTGTACATCACAGAATTTCAGGGAAACAGGCTTCAATCAAGCTTTTTGTAATTTTTGAGTATTTTTTATTGCTAACGGTTGTAAGTGTTCCATCTTTTGCGGCGCAAAGAAGAAGTGCATCTTCTTTATTAATGCTTTCCAAAATTTGAATGAACTTCTTTTCTTTTTCGAGACGGCTTACTTTATTATTTACTACACAAACACCGATCGCTTTGAAGGCATTCTGAACACTCGTTGGTTCACGACCAATTGGACATTCCTCAAATGGAGGTTTACCATAAGGCAAGTCAAGCTTAACATTGTCGTTATAGCATAGTTGTAAAACCGTTTTTACTTGTCTAAATGCGTGTTCTTTAAGATACGCAATGCGATCATCGCGGTTTTCAAGTTCACATGTTTTTTCTAGAACCTCAAATATATGTTTTCTATTGCTCATAATTTTATGCTGGGAAAAAGTCTTGTACAGATTCAATAAGCATATTGCAGCGCTTATTAATAAGATACTGTAGAATCTTTCCCTTATCTTTGTTTTGCTGGGAATTATATTTATCAACGATTGCATCACTAATATCTTGAGGAATACAATCAAGATCGATCATTATTTTATTTCGACAAAAGTTACGAAAAGTATCATTGCCCATGATAGAGCGAAGTTCATCGGGCGATTGTGACACTTCATTCCATTCTTGAATTTTCTTTGCTCGCATTGGCTTTTGCCTAATACCTTCGACAAATGTTTCATCGGGGCTAAAGATGTTTGGTACACCATCGCTTGCATCGCCACGACAAATATGATCAAACTTGTAAAAACGTGGACAATCGACTTTTAAGAAATCGCGCTTCATTGGAGAAAACTGCTTAACATTTGAATACGAATGAAGCTGAATGAAATCCTTATCCGAAGAAACAATCATCACCGGCTCGTTTTTACCGAACTCTTGAGTTTCCTGTGCAAGGACCGCAATAACATCATCGGCTTCAGCACGATCTACATGCACAACGGGATAAGACATTTCTTCCGAAATTTCATCCCGCACCCGATTAATAAGAGTAAAAAAGTGTCCCCAGTCAAGAGGAGATTCTTCCCTATTTGTTTTGCGCTTCGCTTTATATTGAGGATACTTTTCTTTGCGCCAAGAAGAATTATCACAAGCAATCACCATTTGGCCATATTCATTTCTGAATTTTAGATTATAGCGGCGAAGGCTATTTAAAATCATATGACGAATAAGACCTTCCTGAATTTCTTCAGGCCGATCTTGCGAAAAAATAGATGCGATGGCAATCGCGCTGTAGTCGACTAGAATCATTATTTTGTTGGTTTGTTTGAAGTATTATACCACAAAACTTACCAATTGTAAATAACTTTTATAGGCGTAGTGAACTATATTTTTTGCGCTTTTTTCTTTTTTCCTGTGATATGATTACGGTGGATGCGACAGCCAATAAAGCTGTTGTAATACTCATCAGGCTTAAACAAAACATCCCGTGTAAGCTGAATTTTTGTTTCATAATAACTCATTTCTCCTAAAGACTCGCACAATCTCAATATTTCTCTTGTGAATCTATTAGTACCATGCTCCTCAACGAGGGTTTTAACGATATCACTCGAACCATGATAAGTTTGCCAATCGGATTCTTTTATTGATCTTCGCTTATTCTTTTTTCCTTTTAGTGGAGGACGGGTCACCTTTGACCATAACGATTTTTTGCCAATGTATTTTTTACCATTATCGAGATCTGTAATTTCATACACAAACCCACACCATTTCTTAAGTTCTTCTTTTGGTGGATCCCACCTTTTTCCTTTATAACTCCACATAGAGTTATTTATTCTTCATCCCAGACATCTTCAAGCTCGATATTTTCCGCACCACAAAATGGACAATAGTTAGGAATTAGCTCATCGTCATATTCATCTTCTCGATCATCTAACCAATTAATATAATAATCGGCTGAGCATGTCTGACATACAATTCTTTCTTTTGGCATATTAGGCTTCGCAAGATGCGCAGTTAAGGAGATTGCGGGAAAGTTCCTGTGATGGATTAGTTCCTCTATGGTAATATAGTGTTTTTACACCCTGTTCCCAAGCAAATATAAGTAGTTGGTTTACATCCTTTGGTGGTGTTTTCGGGTGAATCATAAGATTAATGCTTTGCGATTGGTCAATGTATTTTTGTCTAATTGACGCCTGCAAAATAACTTCACGTTGACTAATTTCACCAAAGGTCTTAAACAC